ACTTAATAATTTGTCGATGTGTTTGTGGGCAGGTGCCTGGCCACCCTTAAGTATAATTCCTTTATCAAAAAACTGCCCTATAGGGAAATTATCATAGGTCGTAGGATAAACCCCTAATACCGACACGATACCACCACGCCTAACAGCACTTATACATGCCTCCAGTACCTTTACAGATCCTTTTTCAAGATTCACAATTGCTTTAGCCCTGTCAAGTAAACTACGGTCGGGTTCAAATCCAACTGCTTCTACCACGACGTCAGCACCACGTCCCTGCGTCATAGCACGTATCTGCTCTACAACATCTTTTGCTCCATCTTCCCAAAGTATGGTTTCGCAGGCTGCAGTAGCTTTTGCTTTATCCAGCCTATATTGTACCGTATCAACTATTACAACCCTCGCAGCTCCACGTAGCCAGGCACTTTTTGCAGCCATGATCCCTACAGGCCCTGATCCAAAAATAGCAACGGTCTCGCCTCCTTTTACTTTCCCCCAATCGATGCCACTATAGCCGGTTGGAAAGATATCAGTAAGAAAAAGCACTTGTTCATCTGTAAGGTTATCCGGCACAACACGGGGTCCGAAATTTGCGTACGGTACCCGCACATACTGTGCCTGCCCTCCATCATACCCTCCATATAGATCAGTATAGCCAAATAACGCACCGCCCTTTCCCGTTAAAAGGCCGCCTTCAGGACCATAGTGGTCCGGGTTGCTGTTTTCACAGTGACCCGGTAATTCGTGGTTGCAGAAGAAACAAGAACCGCACGCAACAGGGAATGGTACAACTACCCGGTCTCCCCTCTTTAAATGCGTTACATTTTTGCCTACCTCTTCAATTATTCCCATAAATTCGTGGCCTAAGACCATGGGGCGTGGTTGCGGGATTCCCCCGGAATAAATATGGAGGTCGGAGCCGCAAATAGCGGTAGACGTTACCTTTAAAATTATATCATCAGGATTTTGAAGTTTTGGGTCGTCGATAGTATCGCATTTAATATTTCCGGGACCGTGAATTACTGCTGCTTTCATATATAGTTAATTTGTTGTTGCATATTTTCAATCCGTTATTGTGATAATCTTTCATGGTATCGAATAATAATCTGAAAAACAATGTTTTCTAAAATTAGAAATCCGGTTCTTAATTATATGATATAGGTATGTTAATAATTTCCTCTATTTGTATCGGACGCAGATTAATATGCCGCCGCTGATCAGCACGAATTAATTTTCCTATTATATTATTATCTAAACTAAACGTTATGAAATAGTTATAATCTGATCGTAAATAAATATGCAAAATTGCTATATTAGTTTTTGCATAATCGGAAAAGGTTACTATATTTGCACCGCAATCAGGCAATGATTGCTTTACTGGAGAAATGGCAGAGTGGTCGATTGCGGCAGTCTTGAAAACTGTTGACTGTAACAGGTCCGGGGGTTCGAATCCCTCTTTCTCCGCAACTTTTTAAAAACCCTTGTAAACACAGGGGTTTTTTAATAAAGTAAAATTAGTTGTTACGAACTTGTTACAACATCGCTTGATTAGAATACTGGATTTATAAGCTCCCTCAAGCATAAATCCAATTTTATGAAGCCTATATATTCTGTTCCTAAACTTATCAGTTACGATGATCTTAATAAGACCTGGTATGTTTATTTCCGTTATGACGGTAAGGTTGTAAAAAAAACTGAAGATATGAACCGTATCAAAAATCGCAAAGAGCGATTACGGTTTGGTAATGATTTAGCTTTTGCGTTACATGAGCGTCTAAAGGAAGGCTGGAATCCCATCGTTCAAGCAGCGCCCATAGTTCAAGATGCATTACCTAATTTAGAATCGTACACCTTATACCAGGGCCTTGTCTTTGCCATGGAGAAGAAAAAGCCGGAAGTAGCCCCCAAGACTTATTCTGACTACGATTGTACATTTCGATTTTGCAAATCTGCAATAAGCGATTTAGGTTTGGGTAACCTGTTATTAAAAGATGCAAAGCGCGTTCACATTAAACTTATCCTTGAGAACATTGCCTCATCTCGTAAATGGTCAAATAAAGCATATAATAAAGGGTTAGATCACTTACAAGCAATTCTTAGTATGTTAGTCGAATGGGAACTTCTCGAATACAATATTGCTCATAAGATAAAGCCTAAAGTAATAGAAGAAAGTAATGCAAACGTGCCCCCAACGGTTAAAGAATATGAAGTTATCAAAGAATATTTAACCCAAAAGCATTTAAATTATTTTCTCTATATAGCTGCGTTATTCCATACTGGGATTAGGCCTGTAGAATTGACCAGGCTTAAGTTATCAATGATTAATACAGAAGAAAGGCTGATAATATTACCTCCTGGAATCGTGAAAAATCGCAAAAGGCAGCGTGTAGTTCCTATTAACCCGCACTTATGGATTATACTTGAGCCATTCCTAACAGCTGGCCACCCGGGGGATTGGTTTTTATTTGGAAGTAGTAGAATATCTGGGAAAGGAAACGTTGGTAAGTTCACGGACTTTATACCAGGTCCTACTCAGTTAAAAAGAGACACTGCAACTAAGCGATGGAAACGTATCGTTAAAGATGAATTATCCATTAATGTAAACCAGTATGCAATGAAACATTTCGGTGCAGACATGAAAATACTTGCGGGTGTGTCACTGGAAGCCTTAAGAGAGCTTTACGGCCACTCATCAAAGGTTACGACTGAAGGTTATGCAAAAGCGATTAAAATGGTTTACAGGAATGAACTTATGGAGTTATCACCGGCGTGCTAATTGACTAAATCTAATAGTTACTGTTTCAGTGCACGTGACGCACAAAATCAAACATGAATTGCCTTTAATCTCTTTTTCTAAATGCACACTCCCACAATTCTCACAATAATCAAACATTGAATTTTTTGACAAAGATACAAAGTAAAAAGCCCAGCATCTGTTAAAGATGCTGGTTGACTTTGGTAAGGATTAATGAAAATATATTTAACCTCACATCAAAACAGCAGCTTTATTTTTGATGTAAGCAATTAGATCGGTATAGTTTTGCTCCACAAAATAGCGCCCGGGGATTTCATTAATTTTTTTCCTGAATTGCCCGTATGGGATATTCATAATCTCAGAAGCTTTTTGACCTGACATTCCGAACGTATCAAGTACAGCGCTAATTTTGTTTTTTAATTCGATAGCATCCATAGCATGATAATAATTAATATTATGCCACCTAAAATATGCTCAACACCCAAATCAATATCAATTTCAATATTGGCTTTGCGCAACTTTCTGAAAAATTTATACATAGCTTTAAACATTTTAAATAACTTTGTAAGTGAAATTGAGGGGGGTTTTACGCCCCCTCGTACCACTTAAGCCATTAGGCTTAACAACTTTCTAAGGCTGGCAGTAATTCTTAGTAGGAATGACCAGCCTTTTTTTGTTTTACTAAAGTGGATTTTCACTTTAAAATTCATCTGTTAATGAATTAGGTTAAACATGAAGTAAAGAACTCCGTAACTGTCTCTCAATTACTATGTAAAGATATGGAACATTTTTGTTCCACACAAGCATTTAGATAATTATTTTTAAATTATTTTTACTTGTTTCACTGCTGTTTTGATGTGAGGTTTTGAATTTTGTTTTATGGTTTAAAACTTCTCTTGTGTATCTCCGCCCCTCCGTATCTCTGCCTCTCCGTATCTTATAATTTACTCATCCTGCGTTCTCCTGTTCGTTCTCCCGTTCGTTCTCTTGCTCCTTCTCTTTCTTTTTCCTCTTGTTCTCAATATAATTCAATATCTTTTAATATCTTTGTACAAGAAATAAAAAAACCGCCAAAACCCTTGCACGGGTTTCAGCGGCCTAAACATTACTCTTGCTTCTTATTAACTGTACGTATAATAATATATACGGATAACAGGTTTAGAAGTATGCCAGAAGCATTGTTTAGTAATTCTAAATGATCCATTTGACTTGGATTTAAAAAGAGTAAACATGAACCACGGTTGCAGCCGTGGTTTTTTATTGGCATTAAGATTACAAATATACGTAATTTTATCTATGCTTATTTTTTAGAATTTCTCATGCATAATTGCAATGTTGATAACGTTGAAGGCTAATTACGGTATAGTATAGTATTTTATACTTTAAGATGTGTTTTTTGAAAAATGTTGCAAATGTTGCAATCATATATTGTTAATAACTTTTCTAAAATTAAAAACCCGACACGTATCGGGACGTGCAGGGCTTCGAAAGCAATAACCTATGGAGTTATCGCGCTTTTAGTTGTTCAAGTACTGCTGTTAATACAGCAGCGTTCTTATTGATAGTTTTAAAGGTTAGGTAGAACCCTAAAAATACAATTAACACAAACCCACCGACAACGTACAATATCCAATCAGTATTGAACTTTTCAGTTTTAGACTTTTCCTTTTCTAATAGATCTTGCTGAAACTTTCGGTTCTCCTGCTTCATTTCATCAACTGTAGAAGCGATACATTCTATATTAGATGAACCACTTTTATCATAGATTACTTTTAATGCAGTGCCTTGCTTATTGTACTTAGTAATCACAGTGTCTTTGAAATGAACTAAGGGCACTTCATAACGCACGGTATCGCCCTTTCGGTATGACTTCGTTACAATGGTTTCATCAAACGTGGTATTCGATTTAGTTTTAGAAGCTTGCTTTGTGATATCGCAGCCAACGAGCAGCAGTACACATACTAAAAATAAAATTTTCATGCTTCGTTTTCGCTTACATTACCTGCTGCACTTAGGAATATCCTTTTAACGCTGGCAGGCTTTCCGATTGAATAGTCTGGCCTTCTTGCTTCACTCAGTCGGGATTTAGCAATTCTAGTAACACTAAATTGATTTGATTGGTTCCCGCCTGCAACGTGATAGCATGCTGTATCTTCTCCTACGTACAAACCTACATGGCCACCACCGTCACGGTTGAAAACAAGGATGTCTCCAAGTTCAGGAACATTAACTTTGGTTCCAAACGTTAAGAAGGACTTTGCGCGCAACCGGTCATAACCTGTAAATGTTACTTTTTTGCCCGCACGTAATGCCAGAACAACCATTGCAACCGCACACCAGGCAATTTCATCGCTTGTGTAAATTTTAGATACACCCGCTTCTTTTGCCAATGCCATAATTTCTGAGTTGCTTTTCTTTCCTGCAATTTCAGTAGTATCAAGTTTGCCAAGCTTTACAGCTTCAGCCACCATTTTAGGCAGGCCCTCGATTTGACCTAGCCAATTATATTTAGTTGATATTCTCATTCTGTTTCTGTTTTGTCGTTGTTGACTGTTTTATAAATATCACGTCCTGATTTGAATATTTTTTTTATCTCTTGAATGACATCGAATCCCATGCGTTTGAAGTTTTCAAATACAATAGAGTATATCTCAATCACGCAGAAAAAGCCTATTACTATAGCTGTGAGGGTTAGCTTCTTTAAAGCTTTGTGAGGCTCGAACTCCTGAGCAATAAACACCCACTCTATGCCGGCGGCAATTAAAGAACCTAAACCATAGATAATAAACTTGACACCCGACAACTTTAGCTTTGCAGATTGTATTACATAGCGTTTGCCGCTGCCAGGCAAAACAGGAAGGCTTTTTTTAAATTCCACCCAGCTTGCTAATATCCCAGTAATGAAGTCGGCGACAAATAAGCAACCTAGAAGTATAAGTGCTTTTTGAGGTGTGGTCAGTACCGGCATAATAGCAACTACAGGAACAGCAGTTGCGGCACCTGCAGGCTTTGATAGTATCACTTTAAGAGTGGCAAATATCTTTACCGGATACCTCATGTACACATATACTTCTTGCATATTGTTATCTTTTATAGTGAGAATAGAGAGCGAATGCCCCTGCTAAAATACCTATGGTAAAAAGTGGCCATGCCCCGGATTCAAAAGCGATGCTTATCGCAGCAATAGGATATCCTACAAGTATAGCCGCACCAAAACACCAGTACACTTCTTTTTCATCTGGAAGTTCTCCAGTTGTTTTTCTTTGATGTTCGTTGATAGTAGCAGGAACAAACCATCCCGCTGCTAATACAGGCACCGCCGCAACACCAAAAGCAGTCCAATATGCACCTTCAAATAGATGTGTTACTACATAAGGGATAGCAATCAGCGCCCAAACAATTAAACAAGCCATTGCAATACCTAACGCTGCGTTTTTGTAATACCTTTTTTTGGTAAATTCAGATTGATTTTTCATAATAAAGTTGTTTTGATTATTGATTAATTCGGGCTTTTATTACCCATTGTAAATATTCTTCTCCTGTCTGAAAGACAATACCATCATTATCGGTAATGTCCTGAATTTGTGCTTCTGTGAAATTATCTTCTAACAAAATAAATGGCAGCTTTACGCTGTTTGGAGTCTCTTCTGTACCAACTTCTTTTTTGATACGGTTTATAATTCTATAGTCCTCATTGAGGCTTGACAACTTTGCAATTGGGATTATTCCATACATATATTTAAGTTTAAAAGTCTAATGCATAAATGTATATTGCTGAGCCTGTAGCGTTGTTTTTTCTAATATACAATGGCGTATTTGCACGAAGCGAAATATTA